TTTTTTAACAAGGTTGCTTTGATGAGACGGCTTCAAAAAGAGTATTTCAAAACACGGAGCAAGTCGACACTTTCAGAGTGTAAAGCAATAGAGCGAGAAATTGACACAGAGATAAAGCGTGTAAACGCTATTATACAAACAAAGGAACAAAATTTATTTATGTAAATTATAGCAGTATGGAAATATTAAATTTAATGACACAAAAGGAAATGAACGATACCTTTATAGCCGCTTTTGAGGGTATAAAGGGAGTTTGTGACAAAATTACAACAGGCAACGTATCTCACAACGTTGCTACAATTCGGTGCAAGTGTGTAGAAATGTTGCAATTCTTTGAGGATTGGAACAAGTGTGTACAAAGTGCAGCCGATGAGGTTATGAACGGTATAAAACCTTTGCAGTGGAAAAAGCACCCAATATTTGGTTTGTTTGCAAAGACGGAGTTAAACATCTATTGCATAGATGAAACGAAAAAAGGTGTATGTGTTTATACGCTTTTACTGTCTGATTTTTACGAAGATGTTTCAAGCGTAGAGGAAGCGAAGCGATTAGCGAACGAGAATTACAGAGGAAAGATAAAGCAGATATTAGGACTTTAATTAAAAAGCAGTATGAAAAGAATTACAGATATAAAGGAGTTAAAGCCGGGTGATAGAATTGTATCAATACAAAATCTTAATATTGTAACATTGCAATATATATGCGTAAACCCAAATCATGAAGACCTTTCTATTGTTTTAGAATTAAACACCGGTGACGCAAATTCAAGGTTTCTAAATGGAGGACTACAAGAATATGAGTGGTATCTTTATAACAATACCGTAACAGAGTGGAGAGAGGTTGCCGTTATGAGAATGGAGAAATTAAAACAAGAAATAGAAAATACAAAGGCGTTCTTAAATGAATGCAAATAAAACAAAGTAAGATATGGAAACAAAGAAATTAAAAGTTAATTGCGTTATAGCAATAGACCCGGGCGCAAGTAACGGCGGAATTTGTGTTTATAGACCCGGTTATAATTTAGAGTGCGTGCGTATGCCAAAAGATTTGCGACAGCTTCGAGATTTCATTGAGTACTACAAAGGTTTTACCCACCCTATTGTATTTGTCGAAAAGTTAAGCATACGCCCTGATGATATGGTTACGAGTACGGGCGAAAATAGGGGTAAAGTTTTTCGCATACAGAAGATGTTAGCCAACTTTGAACAGATAAAGACGGTTTTAGACGTGTTGGACGTGCCTTTTGTGCTTGTACACCCTATTAAGTGGCAAAGCGGCTTAAAGTTACGTATTAAGGGGTCGCACGAGGAGAAAAGCGCACGCAAGGCACGTTATAGGCAAGTGGCAAAGGAATTGTTCCCACTTACTAATGTAACGTTGTGGAACTCGGACGCTATTCTGATAATGCACTATGGGCGTTATGTGCTGCAAAACGATTTAGATTGGGTGTTGCAGAATGTACCACAAAGGGCGAAAGGCTTTTTATTTTAAGTCTAAGGGGCGATAATTATAAAACCGTGTAGTTTATGGGCAAAAAGACTTTAAGCCGTCAGGTGCAAGATTTCGATAAATTAACCTTTGAAGAGTTGTGCAATGTGTGTCGTAACATTGTAGAGGGCGCAAGGGTTACAGAGGATAAAGGCGTGCCTACTTTTGCGGAGTTCTTGAATAAGGTTAGGCAGTTAAGGCACACACAGAAGCGTGCGACCTATACGCCTAATCTTATAGATAAGAAAGAGAAGCAAGAGCGAGAGATTGACGACATAATACAAAGGTATTTCAGTAGTCAATTAACCATTTTCAGAAAAAAATAAAGAAAATCGCAAAAAAAATAATGAAAAGTTTTGGTAATATAAAGTAAAGCATTATCTTTGCAACGTGTTAAGGAAATAACACAGCCGACCAAGCGGTTTACTTGGAAACAATAAAACAATAAAAAACATGAAGAATTTAGTTAACACAGAGAGTTTCAAAGCAGTTACTATTGCAGATATTGAAGCACAAGTAAAGGCAGAGTTAACACAGAACGGCTTTATCGTAGTTGAGGATAAGGCAGCAGCAGAGCAATATTTTAAGAACAACTTCGAGGAGGAGGGTTACGTTGGTAGCGAAACCGCACAGCAGTTCGATATTATCAGCGAGGTTGACGGCGGTTGGGCAACAACTACAACCGTTAAAATCGAAGCGCATTACATTGACGCAGGTTCTGACGATTACGTTTACACCGTAACAGTAACAGAAGATTAAGATGAGAGATACAGCTTCCCGGCACACAATGAGCCGGGAAACTCTAAACGACCTTTACAGAAAGTTAGAAAACTTTTTGGCAGATTTAACGCCGGAGGAAGCGCAGAGCAGCAAAGCGAGTTTTACAGAAATATTCACGCTTATACATCAGAGAGAAAGACAAACAAAATAATAGCCGGGTGGGGCAACCCACCCACAAAGAGAGCGAAAAATGTATATTAAAAAATTGGAATTGCTAAATTTCCAAGTTATCAAAGAATTTAGCGCAGATTTTACCGGTAACGTTTACTTTATAACCGGCGATAACGAGTTGGGCAAATCAACCCTTTTGAAAGCTATTGGTGCTTTGCTTACTGGAGAGCGTGACGCAGTTTTGCGCAATGGAGAAGACAAAGGGTTTGCCAAGATGGTTGTCGGGGACGACGGCAACGAGTACACCGTATCTTTGAACTTTACAAAAGCAAACCCACGTGGAGTTTTAAGCATTAAGGGCAAGACGGTACAGAGTAACAACGTATCAATGTTGCAACAGCTTTTCGGTTATCAAAACTTTGACGCTGTGGACTTTTGCAGTTGGTCAGAAACAGCAGAGGGCAGGCGCAAACAAATTGAAGTCGTTAAATCTCTATTACCAAAGGAGGTGCAGAAACGCATTGAGGAGATAGACGCAGAGGTTAAGGAAGCAAAGGAGGAGCGAACACACCTTAACCGAGATATTAAGAATTTGGGCGCACAAGTCAAGGCGGCTAAAGAGGGTTTGCAGCCGGGAGATGTCACCAAGTACGGCAGTCGCATTGAAGTTACCGAGTTGTTGGAGCGTCAAAACGTGCGTGCGCAATTAGACGCTAAGGCGCAAAACGTACAAGCAAAGTTAGAGGAACGTATCTCACAGATTGAAGCGGTGCCGGCAAAACAGAAAGAGAGTTTGCTGACATTCAACAGTGAGATAGAGCGTATCGACAACGTTTTGAAAGACGCAAAAAGAGATTTCGAGTTGGCAGTCGAAGCCGCAAAAGCAGAGTACGACCGCAAAGTAAGCGTAGCAAAGTTCGAGCGTTCAGACGCAGAGGAACGTTACAATAACGACAGCGAGCAGTACTACAAAGAATTGGAGGAAGCAGAACGCCGTAAGGCAAATTGTGAGAAGTGGCTGCAAGAATACGAGGGAAACAAAGAGGACGTAGACGTTGCAGAAGAAATCAAGCAGGCGCAAGTACACAACGAAAAGGCGGCACAAGTTGAGGACTACAACAAGCGTGCTGAACAGCTTTCAGAGGTTGAGAGTAGTTACAATGAGTTGGGCGAAAAGGTAGATACTTTGCAGCACGAGCGAAAGGAACTTATCGAAAAATCAGAGTTACCGATTGCCGGTCTTTCTTTCTCCGATGAGGGGTTGACGCTTAACAACGTGCCTTTTGTTGACGGTGTTGTTTCTGATAGCCAGAAAATGGAGGTCGCAACAAAGCTAATTATTGCAGCAAACCCAACGGTTAAGGTGTTCAGAATTGCAAGGGGCGAAAGTTTGGGCGCAAAGCGTCTTAAAGCGATTTTAGACGTTGCCAAACAAAACGGCTTCCAAGGCTTTATCGAGGACGTGAAGCGAGGACAGGAGGAAATGCAAGTCGAGGAGTACACAGAAGATTAGTAACCCGGGCGGGGTTAATTGCCCCGCCTGCAAAATAAAAGCTATGACGAGCAAAAGAAAACAAAAGAAAGAGCAAGCGAAGCCAATGCAGGCGAAACGCAAAAAGAGTGTAGACGAATATACGGTGCGGGACTTGCTTCAAACAAGGCAGTTTACCACGAACGCACAGAACATTATCAAGGCGTTAAAAAGTGAACGAAAGGCGCAAGCAATAAAGGCAAACATGGGCGGAAACGAGTTGAAGCGACACCCGATTGACTATTTGAATTTAACGCCGGTTGAGTTCGTGAAGCAGTACGCAGCAATTTTGAACAAGAACAGCGATTTGTCAGCAAACGCACGCTATTTCATTAAGGCGGTAGGCGATGACGCAGCAAAGCGCACAATTAAGCAACTAAGAGAAAATGAAACCGAGGGAAATATCAGCAACCGGAGTTATCAACAATAAGGGCGGCTTATCTCTCTACATGGGAGAAGTTAACGAGTTTCTGAAACTACACAAGGGTGAACGCGTTACGGTGCGTTTCATTGTTGCACCCAAAGGCAGCAGCGAAGCATTGAAAGGCTATTATTTTAACTATGTTGTACCAACTGTACGCCGGGCGTTGTATGAAACAGGCGAACGCCTTACAGAGGTGCAGACAGAAAAGTTTTTGCGTGAACAAAGTCCCGTAATGTGCGTTGCAAATTTTGACATATCAACAAGCAAGTACACAACCCATATTAAAGAGATTGCAGAGATTGGAAACGCTGAATTAATAGAACATATCGAGTTTATAAAGCAGTTTGCAGCAGAGGAACTCAATACATTTATTGAAAACCCTAAAACAATATGAAGATAGAAAACATAAACGAAGTGTTACAATTAGCGCAAGAGTTTAGACTGTTACAAGCGTTTAATCGTAGGTTGCACGATGAGGGTATAATTAGCGTGCAAATCAATGGGCAAGACGTAGAGATTTCAGACGAGTTGCGCAAACGTATTCGCAAAGACTTAATAGAGGAAGTGAAAACAAAGCGTGACGAGATAAGAAAGAAACTTGAAACACTCTAATTATGTTTTGCAAGTGTGAACGTAGACCACGATTTTATCCCTTGTCAAGGGGGCGTATAAACCGTTATCGGTACACCCCGAAAGGGTTTAGCCGGGTAAAGTGTTTGCGTTGTGGGTGCGAGTGGTTGACACGCAAAGCATACGCAAAGAAAATAAAGAATTTAGATTTAACATTAGATTTATAATTGTGCAGTACGAAATTAAAGACGTTTGTTTCTTTGATACAGAAACAACAGGTGTACCCGCAAAGGGTTTAGATTGGGAGAAAGATTGCGACCAATTCCCTTATGTTGCGCAATTAGCGTGGCTTAAAGACGGGGTTTTGAAGTCATACATCATTAAGCCAATAGGGGCAGACGGAAAGCCTTATGAGATACCCGAAGCAACGACAGAGATACACGGTATCAGTACAGAACGAGCAATGAAAGAGGGCGTACCATTTGAAACAGTGGTGCAGGAGTTTATCAAAGATTGCACGCTATCCCCTTTAATCTGTGCGCACAACATCTACTTTGATACGTCTATCCTCAAGGCTAATATCATGCGCTATTTAGGGCGTGAATATTACGACAGCAAGGCAGACCAAGCACTATTCAAGGGCAAGCGTATCGACACAATGATGAAAACTATTAAGTTTGTCGGTGCTTGCTTTGCAGACGGTAGGGCGGGCAAATTTCCAAAGCTTGAAGAGTTGTACGCAAAATGTTTTGAGGGCAAGACGTTCCCGGCACATGACGCAGGCGAAGATGTAAAGGCGTTGGCGGCTTGCTTGCCGGTATTGGTTGAGTTGGGTTTTGTTGAACTTGCACAAAAACAATACGATGAGGACGGCAAACCAAAGAGGGCAGCAGGCACAAGGGCAAGGAAAGCCGCCCCGGCAATCAAAAAGACAAAGATTGTAAAGGCAAAGGCAATCTTTGACGATGAGCCGGTAGAGTTGCCAAAGTCTAATCATTATGAGAGCGAGGAAACGAAGTCGGCTACAACCGAGAAGTCAACTGAAAAACCAACTAAACAAACCGTTTCAAATCGTAACGCTTTGTTAGACGCAGAAGATTTCTAATTATGGTTAATATTATATTAGGCTTTGTTTTATGCTTGCTAATTGTGCTAATATTGCTTATCTTTGTACTCATTAATGCAGTAGCAGAGAGAGAAGCGCAAATAACAGACGAGAAAGAAGTTGCGGCAATGTTACTTAATGAGTGGTTAGAATTGCAGTTTGAGGACGAAACGAAAGAGGAAAGCGAGGAGCGCAAGTTCTACACGCTTATAGACGAAACCGCAAAGTTAAAGTTAAAAGTAGATAAAGAAGACAACCCGGGCGAAAGCCTATAAAACAAAAAGATATGAAAGAAACAAAAGAAGTAACAGAAGTAAAGAACATGCCTATCCCAAGCGAGAACGCATTTTCTTTGAACAAGGTTAAGACACTTAAAGACGGAGGTCTTGACGTTCATTATGAGGTAGTGGAAACAGTTGGTAACGAAGTTTATACCAACAAGTACCATATCGAGAGCGCAAAGGATATACACCCCGATTTGCGCAAGCTGTTTTCTCAGTTACGCCCGATTATGGGTCGTGTGTTCAATATTACAAGTTTCAAGACGCTTGTAAGTACAGACGAGTTCAAGGCAAGACCGGCGCAGGTTACTTTGGCGGAAGAGTTTGCCGAGCAGTGTTTGAAGAATATTGAGGTACGAGGTATCAGCCTAAGCGGCAAAGACGACAACGTGGGTGTTGTGCTTACCGGTTTGTTTGAAGTGGCAAACGATCAGAAGTCAGCAATCAACACACCACGCCTTAAACTTGAAAACGAAACGTGGGGTTTTGAGGAGGAATTGGAGTGTATCATTGCAGACATTGAAACCGAGGTGTACGCCTTTTTGTTCAAGGGCAAGAAAGCAGAACTTTCTCTATTTGGAGAGGGTGACGACGACGACCAAACAGAGGGTACAGAGGAGCCGGAGGAAACACCGGAGCCGGGCGAAAACGAAAGTTTCTAACAACATAGGCGGGGTTAATTACCCCGCTTATAAACTTTGAAAAAATGGCTATTCTGATAGAGGACTTAGAATGTTACAAGTATGCGAAAAGTAAAGGTTACGAGCCTTTGACAGATAAACGGTTTTATATGCCAATTAGGGTGCGTGTAGATGTGCAACGTTATTTATTTGGTACGGGACACACGCCGGCAGAGAACGAAAGGTTTTACCGCTATTGTTGGGACTTGTACCCACACATTTGCGAGGAGTGTATGCGACCTTTAACGCAATTTTCAGCCACATATATATCGCACATTCGCACACGTGGAGCGTTCCCCGAAGCGGCACACGATGTTAGAAACGTTAATATACTTTGCTTCAAACATCATAACCAATGGGAAACCGGCAACCGCAAAGCGATGAGGATATACCCGGGCAACGTTCAGACTATCGAGCAGCTAACAAAAGAGTATAACGAGGTTTGGAAAGATAAAACTATCCTATGAGAGTAAAACGAAAAACAGATTATAGCGAGATTTCAAGGCGCAGCGTGCGTTCAGACTTTAAGCCTTATAATCGTACCCCCGAAAGGGAGAGAGGGCGACAGACGCAAAAACAACCGCAAATAAATGCAATTAGGCGTATAGCTTTTGTTAATGAGAATAGCGGATATTACAAGTATCGCAATTTGATATTAGGCAAGCAAGTGCAATTAATACGTGAAGCGTCTGTCGGTGGTTGGTTCTGTACGTTTGTTTTTGACGAGGACAGACGGGCGTTGAATAGGGCGGCAGATTGGAGCGAGCGCAAGGAAGAGTATCTGTTGGACGGTGTAAAATTTAAGTAATTATGAACGATAACACAATGGGCGTTTTGATTGCTTTAATCAATGCCTTTCTTATTTATTTAATCATTAAAGATAAGCGAAAAAATGAAAGCAAGTACAGGTTATAAAATCGTATTCTATACGTTTGTAGTATTGACGATTGCTTCTTATGTTCATTCAGCGGTAAGCGTTGTTAAGTTTTTAATCAATCTCTTTTAATATGGCAATAAATAGGGTTACACTTTTGGGCAACGTAGGAGGAGACCCAAAGGTTTACACGTTCGAGAATGGAGGAAAAACGGTGTCTTTGTCATTGGCAACATCAACACCAGAGTATAAGAGAAAAGACGGCACGACCGTGCCGGAGCGTACAGAGTGGCACAACGTGGCGTTATTTAATTCGCTTGCAGATGTAGCGGAGAAGTTCGTACACAAGGGCGATAAACTCTACATAGAGGGCGAATTGCGTTACCGTTCGTATGAGGACGAAGCGAAAATAAAACGCTATGTAACGGAGATATACGCTTCACGTATGGAGTTGTTAACACCGAAACCAAAGACGGCAGCACCCCCTCCACCACAACCAACAGCAGCACCGAAAGGCGTAATTAACAGAACGCAGCCGGCAACACCTCAACAGACAGACCAATGGAACGGCACTGTGCCGCCTAATAAGGAGGAAGACGACTTACCTTTCTAACAAATTAGCAGCTATGCAGATAGATATTAAGAAAAATTACGATGCAACGAAACACGAAGCCTACAAGGCGTTAACGGTAAAGCAGCCATACGCAGACGACTTGGTTAAGGCTGCCTACAAAGATATTGACGGTAACGTGTACAGTGTTAAGAGTATCGAGGTAAGGAGCAAACTCACACAATATCGAGGGCGTATTTTGATTTGCAGTAGTCAAAAACCAATCATACCGGGCAAAGAAAGCGGTTGTATAATGGGTTTTGTCGAGTTGTACGATATAAAGCGTGTAGAAGATTTCACGCCCGAAGATTGGGACAAAACGAGAATACCAAGAAGCAAGCGTGCAGAGATAAAAACCGGTTACGGGTGGTTAATGCGCAACCCGGTGCAGTGTGTAGAATTGCCGGCAAAAGGGCAATTAGGTATTTACAATATAGCCTTTGAAAAGGGCGATATTGTAGAGTACCCACGAGTTTGCAAAGTAAGCCGTGAAGATTGGGAGTTATTACAGAAAACCGATACCAATGTATGACAGAGTAAAGAAAATAATTAGCCGTACAAGCGTCTTAATTTCTTGTGTCGAAGCGATGAGCAAGGAGTTGCAAGAAATAAAAGAGTGCGAGGGGCGAAAGTTAACACAGAACGAAGAAGCGTTGAGCGAGTACGCAAAGACAATGCTTCATAACCTTTACAAGGTTGAGGATTACGCAAAAACAGCGATTAACAAAACAACAAAGAAAGAAACTATGACAGAAGAAGAGTATTACAAGCGTTCAAAAGAGATTGAGAACGAGCGTACCGGCTTACTGTACGAACAGAAGCTATTAGATGCACAGTACATCAAGGAGTTTGCACCGTTCAAACCCGACACGAAATTAAAAGTAAAGCGCAAAGGCAGAAATGGGTCTTTTGTGTGTTGGGTTAAGGGGTATCAAATGCGACATAACAAACTTATGCTTTTGTACAACAAAGCAAAGTTAGACGGTGACCGATCTATGCGTGAAAACATGGACTTTATGTCAGATTTGGAAGTCGAGGAACTCAATGAGAAGTAAAGTATTTCATACCGGGCGTTTAGGTGTATGCCTTTACGCCCGTAGCACGTGGCAACATAGGGAGTTTTTAACGCCGTGCGTATCTGTAAGTTGCCTAAATGATAAAGACGCTTATGTTGATGTAGAATTGCGTGCGTTATGCTTTGGTGTTGGGTTTAGAATTATTTTCCTAAAAGATTTGCGAAAATAAAAATAATACCTTATATTTGCAAGTAAATTAAAGAGATATGGAAAAGCGATACGAAACATCAGTTTACAAAGTGGGACAGCTTCAAGACGAAGCACCGCTATTTGATTGTGAGGTAGCAAACGTAGCTATAACAGACAACGAGCGTGCGGAGTTTGTCGCAATCGGTGAGCCGGAGCGATTAAAGGACTTGTTTTCAAAGTGTGGATTTGATGGTGACGTGTAGCGAAGTAAAAAGCGCAGGCGGTTGTTGCCCGGGTTGTGAATTGTTTATAAATGGCGATTGCCCCGAAGCAGCAGCACAGAACAAAGGGTTAAGACAACGCCTTAAAAAAATGGGAGATAAAGAAAATGAAAAATAAGTATATTTTCAAGTTTGCTGACAACGGCGTAATAGTAGGACAACCCGAACACGATACTTTGGAAGTTGTCGAGTACGGAGAGGGTAGGCACAGAAATGCGCCGGTCGCTTTCTACTTGGGTACAGAGTTGTTGGCAGACATAGAGGAAGCGGCAAAGCAAAAAGATGAAGCCGTACAGGAGTGGGAGATTGAGGTCACATTAAAAGTTAAGGAGTAGCCAACATAATGTATATTTGGTATTAGTGTTTTTTCATTGTTTGCCCGGAGCGTTCAGATACGCCCCGGGCGTTGGCGTTCTTATAAGAAACGCAGAAAAGCAAAAATAAAGGCACACAAAAGGCTAAAATACGACAAACGATAAATTACACCACAAAAGAATTAAAAGCCGTTAGACGCAAAATTTAAACAAAATAACCAATATGAAAGAAACCGGAGATATAGAAATAAAGTTTGTTCCCGCTAATCTTGTAGAGTACAACGAGGGGCAAATCGAGGGCGTACCCGAAAACTACATGATACGCACAGAGGAGCAAGAAGCAGAGTTGCGCAAGAGTATTGAAGCGTTACCCGAAATGACGGTTGCACGTGCTGCAATGGTGTTCCCGCTTAATGGAAAGTACGTGGCAATCGGAGGAAACGGACGAGTTAAGGCGCAAAAGCAGTTGGGTAAAGAACTGATACCCGTTATTTTGTTGCCACAAGATACACCCGTTGAGAAGTTGCGCCGTATGGCAATGCTTGACAACGACATCAAAGGCTCGGTAGATTGGGAAAAGGTTGCCCGAGAATGGAACGTAAACGAGCTTAAAGAATGGGACGTTGCTTTGCCCGAAAGCTGGGATAAGACGATAGACAAAGAGGAACAAGAACGCAAAGAGCGTGAGGAGTACGAAAAGGGTATGCGTGAATTTCGCAAGAAGTTGGAAAGCGGAGAAATAGACGAAACCGATGAGGAATATCTTGCCTTTGTGGAGAAGTTCAAACCAAAGAAGACAACAGATGATTGTTATACGCCACAAAACATTTACGATACGGTGGTTGATTGGTGTATATCTGAATATAATATAAAGCGTAAGGACATTGTACGTCCTTTCTACCCGGGCGGAGATTACAAACACTTTGACTACCCAAAGGGTTGCGTTGTTCTTGATAACCCGCCTTTCTCAATATTAGCAGAGATAATGAGATTTTACAAAGAGAAAGACATTAATTTCTTTTTGTTTGCCCCTACTCTCACGTTATTCTCATCATCACAAGATTTCACGGCTATTAGTTCAGGTGTAACCGTAACGTATGAGAACGGGGCAAACGTAAATACATCATTTGTAACCAACCTAAACGGAAATGTGCGGTTTAGGTCTGTACCGAAGTTGTACAAGGTAATTAAGGCAGAGAATGATAAGAACCTCAAAGAGATTAAGAAGCAGCTACCAAAGTACACGTACCCTATTAACGTAATGACAGCGGCAGCACTTGCAAAGCTGTCAAGGTACGGTATCGAGTTTGAAGCAGAGGTGAGCGAAACGCACAGGGTAGACGGTTTGGAAAGTCAGAAAGAGTGGGGCAAGGCTATCTTCGGAAGTGGCTACCTTATGCCCGACTATAAAGCAGAGGAAAGAGCCGAAGCAGA